AAGAGGCTTACGATGCGTACCGTGCTAAGTACCCTAGTCACATCAGTAAGGCGAATGAGCTGGCAAATGAGCGTGGCATATTCGTCAATCAGACACGTCGAAAAGTTAATTCTGCAAAGATTAAGATCGGGACCCTGCTTTTTGAAGACGGAAAGATTCCGTTCAGCATCACCCCAAGCAGGCGTCCAAGGTATTTTCCACCGGACATTGAGGCTCCCCCAGACCGCCCTGACCTATTTGAGGACGCAATCCGTGGACGGGCAGAGGCAATGGAGGAGAGAATCCGGGACCTCCTTGACCGTACCAGCTACAACACCGAGGTACAGCACGCCATTCACGAGATGGCACTCTACGGTTCAGGAGTCACTAAAGGAATTACGCTGGAGAATAAGAATTTTCCAGTCTTCGAATCAGTACAGACTCCAGATAATTATATGGAGGTTGAGACGCGGCTTGAAGAGGAGCTGGTCCCTACCGTCCGTTATCTTTCGATCTGGAATGTCTTCCCTTCACCAGAAGCTGCGGGCCCAGAAGATGCAGATTACATTATCCAACGTTCCTTTCTTAGCCCGATACAGCTTCGAGAACTGGCGAAGAAAGAACAGGGGTTCATCCCGGGGACAATTGAAGAAGTCATCGAAAACAACATCGGAGAGACCTCTGGATGGGACCAAAGCGACCACCCAAGAAAGTCCGAAGAAAGTTCGGGTAATCGTGTAAAACGCATAGAGGTCCTGGAATTCTGGGGCCGACTTGACGGGAAGGACCTTGAGGGTCACCTCCCGATAGACGCCGCCGATATGCCTGACTCCATGGATGTAGTAGTCACGTGTATTGGTGACAAGGTAGTAAAGATGGCACAGAACCCGTTCGACGGGACAAAGCCATTTCACTTTTGTTACTGGCAGAAGAACCCGGAGAGCATCTGGGGAGACGGTATTTATTATGCAATACGCGACTCCCAGGCAATCCTGAACTTCTGCTACGCCATGATGATTGAGGGGAAGAGCCTGAGTGCAGCCCCATTGACGGTAATAGACCCGAATAGCTTCGAACCTGGGACGGACACGGAACAGGTATACCCTGGAAAGCAGTTCAGAGTAAAGCCCGGCGCCTCGGTAAGAGACGCATTCCAAAGTGTTGTCATACCAGACGTGACGAACGGACTGTTGCAGATTGTCCAGCAATTAGAGCGTGAGGCAGACCTGGACAGTGGACAGACCGCCATAGGGTATGGAGACATGAGCCCGTCCCAGACTAAAACAGCAACGGGGATGAGTATTCTCAACTCCAACGCCAACCGTCAGACAGCCGACGTGGTACGTAGCGTCAGCTACATGATCACAAAGAACATACAGGCCATCTACAGATGGTTAATGGTGGACTCTCCAGACAACTCCATCAAGGGGGACTACGAGGCAATATCAACAGGCTATGAGCAGTACGTCGCAAAAGAGGTTCACAACACACAGTTGATTAACTTCCTGCAGGTGGCAGGACAGTTACCACAGTTTGGTTCCTACATCAAGAACGAGGCATTTGCAAGGCCACTCCTCAGGGCATTTAACCTGGACCCTGAGAAGATGCTCAAGACAGAGGAACAGGTGATGCAGGAACAGCAGGCGGCTCAGCAGGCACAGGAACAGGCAATCCAACAGCAGGCCCAGATGCAGGCTCAGATGGTACAGATGCAGGAGCAGGCAAAGGCACAGGGCGAGGCAATGGTAGAGAAGGAGAAGGCACTGCTTGATGAGAAACAACAGGTATCCGAGGACCAGCGCAAGCTGGAGATGCAGGAGCGGTTGGAGCTGATCAAACAGGGCAACGTCCTTAATCCGACAGACCTGCAGGGGACAAGTATGCTCCTAAGGGAGGAACAGTTCGATGCACAGCAACAGGTCCAGCAGAAACAGCAACAAGAGGAACAACAGGCCATAGCGGCTGAGGACCAGAGGCATAACCAGGTACGACAGGAGACAATGGGCAGGATGCAACAGATGGCACAGAAGGCCCAGCAACGCAGTCAGGACAGGCTACAGGGAGGGCCCAGTGCAGACGATATCATGAGGCAACAGCAAGAAGAGAATGCAGATATCGCAGCATGACAAGATACTGCTGTCAGAACTGAAACACAGCCCGGGGTATAAGCCCTTGGTAGCAATGCTAGAAAAGAAAAAGGAAGAACAGCTCGACCAGGTTGTGGTCACACAGTTGTTCGATCAGAAGTCTGTCGGTCGGCACAACGTGGCGATAGGCAAGATTCAAGTCCTCCAGGAGTTATTGGAGGTTTTACAGGCATAATCCGAATTGTTCGGGACATCATGCCGGTGATTAATTAAGAGGAATAGACACGACATCAATGTTGGTGTTTTGTTTATGTCTCAGAAGGAGATAATTTGGCAGAAGAGCAGCAAGCTCCGGCCCAGGAAGCTGGTACACCGGAACCGACTGACGAAGAAATATGGGAAGAGATACCTGAGGAAAGTGAGCACGAAAACATAGTAACGGCACCTCCCGATACGGAGACCGAAGCTGAAACAGTAGTAGAAGAAAGCGAAGAGGCAGAACCTGAACAGGAAGAAGAACCTGTAGAGGCAGAAGCCGAAGAAGATCCTCAGCCAGGGCATGATTACGAAAAACGCTACAAGGACTTAGAGAAAGAGTTCCATAAGAGGAACGAGGACTCTGCAAGAATGCGAGAGGAGTTTAATGACCTACGTCTAAAGCTCGTTGAGCAACAGCAGACAGGTGAGCAGGAGGAGCCAGAGCAGGCCGAACCAGAGTCCATCTATTCCGATGATGATCGGGAGACGATGGAGGAGTTCAGCGAACTGACTGGGACCTTCAGAAAGATGATCCAGGAAGAGATGGGAAAGGCCGCTGGTAAAGGAGCCGAACCCAACGAACGACTGGAGAAACTAGAAAACGCTTACAACCAGTACACCTACGAGAGGTTTCTCCAGAACCATGAAAGTTCCATGGTTGACCAGGTGGGAGACTTCTATAAGGACCTGGACAAGGACCCGGACTTTCAGACGTTCGTCTTAGCCTCACCGGCTCTGACCAACATGATGACCAAGTCTGCGGACCCGAGTGATCACGCCTCTGTAATGAACCTTTACCTTGATAACAGTGGTAATGGTAACCAGTGGAGACCCCAGAAGACAGGGGCCCCAAAAACTTCCCAGGCAAAACAAGCCCGCCGACAAGCGGCGAGCGGACTGGCCAAAAACTCCGCACCAGTAATGGAACGGTCAACAGAGAACATGAGCGATCAAGAACTCTGGGACAACGTTCCTGAACCCAAAGATGATTTTTAATTTTTTATAGGAGTTTAATATGGCAGCTTATGGTTTAGCTAATACCACCGCAGCCCCTACACAGGGTAATATTACAGGTGGATCATCGTATGGGGATCTAAGTAAAAATGATGCCTTTACGATTCAAAAACGAATGCTTCCGATTGCGAAGCGTCTATTGACATTTGCGAAATTCGCACAAAAGGAGACGAAGCCTCAAAAGCAGGGCCTAGAGATTCGTCACCGCAGATACGAACGATTTCCAATCGTTGACACCCCGATTGCAGAGGGTGTAACGCCGGACTTCACAACTATTGACCAGACCACAATGATGCATACGCTCAAGCAGTATGGGTCATATGTGAACACCACAGACGTGATGTTGGCGGCTTCGACCGACCCGCTGGTCCAGATTACAACTGAACGCCAAGCCCAGCAGGCTGGTGAGACACTTGACTTCCTAGCATACAAGGTTTTCGGTGCAGGAACGTCGGTAACATACTCGGATGATGCAACCTCTCGTGTGACAACCCTTAAAAACGTCAACGGAGCAACTTGTGTAAGAGGAGCCCCTCCGGCAGGGACAAACACCAACTTTGACGCGGCTATCCGCTCCCTGGAGCAGAACGACGCCAAGAAGTTGCGTAAGAAACTACGTGCTTCAGTCGGGATCGCCACAGAGCCGATCCGTGAGTCATACATCGGGATCTGTCACCCCGACCTCCGTCAGGACCTTGAGGCAAATGCTTCGTTCATTTCTGTTGAAAAATAC